GTTGGTAGAACCAGCGTCACGGCCTTGGTTCGACAGCAGGATGGTTTCCAGATCGCGCTTGATCTCTTGCGAAGCCTTAGCCAACTGATAAGCCTTTTCAGACTTACGACCAGCCTTGTTCACTGTGTCCAGAGTTCCTGAGACTTTGATAGTCTTTTGCAAAATCTGGGTGTAGTTACCAAGACGAACAGTCGGAGACAGGGTAGCGTCCGAAGCATCAGCACCTTCAACAGCAGCGTTATTGGTAGTAGCGGCTGCAAGGCTGTCGGTCTGCCACTCGTGGTAAACAGCCGTAGCTTTGGTCTTGCCAATCGAAGACATGAAAGGAGTCTCTGTAGGCGAGATGTTGTAGATAACATCGGTAAGGTCTTCACGCTGACCAATAGCGTCGTAAGCATTATAAATTGCCATGATGTAATTCCTTATAAGAATCGTTCAAATACACTTGCGGCATCAGACACCCTTCCGGATGTTTTAGCTCGCGCTTTAAGTTTCTTCAGTTCCTCGCTATTACTGTCTCGCGGTTTAGCAGCACCGGGCTTAATCGCCTTAGGTGCTTCCTGAACTCGCTTGTTAACAGAAGGTTTGCTCAACTGTAACTTATCGTATTGCATCGCCTTATACAGCGTCAGAACTGCTCGGGAATCGAACACATTAGCCAATTCCTCGTCAGAGAATCCCATCTGCTTACCAAAGCTGCGAATATCCTTACGGACAACTTCACCCTTCTCCGGATCAGCATATTCAGGGATCGCAGCAACTAGCTTCTCAGACTCAACAGCAATCGTCTGTCTCATCTGGTTTTGCCTGTCATATTCCTGCTGTTGCATGATTCGCTCACGCTCGGCACGAACCTGCGATAACTGTTTCTCCTTCTGAGACATCTCAGCGACCTTCACGGCATAACCGATAGGATCAGTCTCTTTCAGGTACTCCAGATTCTCCACTTCCTGCGGCTGGTTCAACATCGACTCGATGATCTCCAACCTTTGCGCGTATTGATCGCGCATAGCCTTAGCCTCTTGAACCGCTTGGCGCTCGGCCTCAACCGCCTTGCGTTCCTCAGCTACAGCTTGCGATTTCTTAGTGTAATCTGTGCCAAGTTGATAAGACTTGATAAGCTCATCAAGGGTTACCTCCCGTTCTTCGCCAGCGGCTTTGACACGGAATTTCTGAGGCTCCTCTTGCTCATCCTCGCCATCTTCTTGTTCTACCTCTGATTCATCGTAAGACTCATCAGATTCGGCATCGCTATCGTTGGCCTCTGCTTGGAGTTCAGGTTGTTCCTGTTCGGAGCCTTCTTCCCCACCCATTAGACCCAAGATAGCGTCAGCTGCACTGTTCACTGTTAACTCACCACTACCCTCAGGTGTCGTGTTTTGAGTATCGCTCATAAGTTTCCTAAATTATATCGGGAACCGCCCGACTCGGGTTACAAAATCTTCATCCTTTTCTCGTCAATCATCTTCTGAGCAGCAACGCTTTCGAGATAGGATTCAACGGATTCCAAGACTCGGAGGCGTATATACGCTTGTTCCCTTAGCTCGGTCTCGCCATAATTACTATTAACAAATTTGTTAAGTTCGTTTCCTCGGAGTTCTTCCATCATCTCCTGCCACATAGGTTCTCTTAACAGATTCGTAGCCCACTGTGCTTTATCCACCAGTCAGGCTCCCTAGTTCCTTAATCGTCTTCAGGACAATCTCAGCCTGTTTATTCCTCGTAGCCTCGTCAGCCAAGTCCATAGCCAAAACAGCTTGCAGTTGCTGGACTGCTAACTGAGCTTCTTTGATACGAATGTCAGCCTGATCCTTCTGGTTCTTCATCTGCATCTCAATGCCCTTGCGGGTGAACTCAGCCTCTAGCGTCTGACGTTCCAGATCCAACTTAGCAGCATCAATCTGCGACTTAGCCTGTGTCTTCTCACGCTCAACCTGCGCCAACATCTGCGCCACTTCTGCCTGTGCATCTGGAGCTGGTGGTTTTGGCTGCGACAATTGAGCATCCATCTCAGGGCTAATCTCGTTCATAAAGGCTTTAGCGTCCTTAAACCCTGCTGCCTCAATAAACCGCGCCAATGTGTTCCGGTACTGACCAATCGACACCAGAGGATTAGACGGGCCATAAGCCTGAATAATCTGCTCCTGCTTGGCAAGAATCATCTGGAGCATAGCCAGCTTCTGATCCCGGTCACCAGAACCCAGACCTACGTTAATCGATACATCGTATTCATTAGCCCATGTGCGAGGATCAAACTGCACAAACTTGCCACGCATACGGACAATCTTAGGCTTATCCTGATACTTGCCCAACAGATGCAGAATGCCTTGGAACAGGCTCTTAACGCCAGTCTCAGCAAACACACGAGCAATCAACTCCAGCTTGCCAGAGTTAGACTTCATCATCGCAGCAACAGCAGTAGCCGTTACGTTAGACAGAATATCTGGATCAAGACCTTGTTGCGCGTCACTAACGCCAGTACGTCTAGCTTGGATGCCATCCATGTACTCAAGCATCGGCATAGCCTGACCAAAGGTAGACTGAACCTGAAGCGGAACCAGAGCGTTAGGGTTCTTTAAACGGACAATACCGCCGGGAGTAGCGTTCAGCAGGTCATCAATATTCACCTGACCATCAACAGCACCAACCCGGTTATTGTTAGTCAGGTACAGATTATCGAGAGACTGACGAGTAATAGTGGACTTGATAAGCTGGATGTCCATAGTCCGATCTGCCAGCGACTGTCCGAAGAACTTATGCGGGACAGGGATAGGACAGATACTATGGAACGGGACGTAATCACATTCTTCATCTTCTAGTATCTCCGAACCGCAATAGATAATACGATGCAGCTCGGCAATACCATCGCCATCTTCATCAATGTAGATATAGCACTCGTATACCTCAACCGTCTGCATGGCAGGATCAAGGCTCTGTGCTTCGTCTGGCTGTTCCCCTTGGTCAAATCTAGCTACTCGCTCAGGGCTAAACGTCAGATCGTCATAAGAAGGTAGCTCATCTACGATGTCTTTGTCGTAGCCAAGCGCAATCAACTCTGACCGCTGCATTAGCTTACGATGGGCTACAAAAGGAGCATCCTCAATAGTACGTGCTGCTTTTGATATGAGGAACTCCTCAGGAGGAACATTCTCAATCTTTACAGAACCAGACTTCTTTACCCGCTTGACAGTCATATCATAAGACGGAGCCATAATCGGCATACCCATCATATCTACGCCAGCAGGAACCATCTCTATACTTTGCTTGACCACTTCCAACGACTCATCAGACAGGAGCAGGGCTACCTCATCCTCAGTCAAGCTCTGGTATTTTTCTTTGGTAACGTCTTCCTTGGCATCCCAATAAGACTTAACAACACCAACCTTTTGCAGCAGGGCATCCTTGAACCAGTTGTGTAGGATCAGTAGACCATCGTTCTCACGGTAGAACACCCAGTTACAGTAATCTGTGGCCTGTTTAGCAGACTCCTCAGCATCAGCAGTCTTAGGCTCAAAGTAGACAATATCCTCAGTAGTCGTAAAGACTCGGATAAGTTGTGGCAATGCACCATCGATAGCCTCGGCAACCTCACCAGTTACGATCTGGCTGCGACCTTCTACCTCATTGCCATACGGATTACGCAGGTAGTAATCCAAAGCTCTGCGACGATCTTCTGTGGTTTCTGTCTCAATGTAGCCGATTGAGTTATCTATCTCGGCTTCAAGTATGCCCTTGATCTGGCCTTCATCCATCTTCATAGCAAGCCCTTACAGGAATTTTGCTTATTATACAACCCATTTAGCATTGATAGGCAAATCCGATGACCATGAATCATCGCTCTCGTCAAGCCCAATAGCAAGGTAACGGAAGGCATCCGAAAAGTGACTTGACCAATCGTGGAGAGGCTTATCGTAGAACACCTGTTGCTTCTCGTTATATTCCCTACGATAGTTGCGGATAGCGTCTAGGCCAGCCTTAGTCTTGTAGTCAAACCAGCAACGTGGGAGCAAGCGTCTGACAGCCTGAATCCCGTCAGCCACCGACAGTCGAGGCGCTACCGTAATGTCTAGTCCTGCCTCGTTTAGAACCTCTTTACGGCTCTTGCCTGTGCCTAGTTCCCTTACCTCCACATCGTGCGGGAGTATCTGTGCAAAGCCTTCGTAGTTGTTTTCTCTGAGCCATGATACATACCAGTCCAGACCGACTCCATGGTTCTCGATGCAGTCAATAAGCCGCACTTCCTTGCCAGCCAACTGAGCGACCCATAGACAAGTAGAGTCACCCATACCAAGATCCCAAGCAACAAAAGACTTGCAAAGGTCATCGCGGTCAATAGTCGTGATCCTAGACTTGGCTTCGAGATCGTTAATAATCTGACCATAATAACTACCCTCAACCGCTGCGTTAAAGGAACACTCAAACTCCTGAGCGTACTTGTCTTCGCCCATCTCCTTACGAGCGCCCCAGAGTTCTTTCTCGTTGAGGATTCCTGTCTCGCTGGCTCTGAACTCCAGTAGCTTCCAGCCTTCCGCTGTCTGTGCGCGATCCCTAAAGTCAGCAAAGTGGTTCTTACCCTTAGGCGTACCAATAAAGAGACACCACGTAGGAGCATCGTCTGTATTCCTATCGGCTAGGGCTGGTCTGATGACCTCGTTCCAGATTTTGGGATTCTGGTCTCCAATCTCGTCCAGCACCACTCCGTCAAAATACTGGCCCCTGAGCGAATCGGCATTGTCAGAACCGTAAAGACTAATTCTACGCCCCCAAAAGTCCACACGAAGCTCAGAAATATTAGCCGTAGCACCCAGTGGACGAGTAAATTCAAGCAGGTAATCCCAAGCGACACGCTTAGACTGAGCGTAAGTAGGAGCAATATAAGCGAATCTCGGATTAGGTTTCTTGCACTCAATGGCAGCCTTTATCAGGTGATTGATGGCGCTTACAGTCTTGCCCATACGACGATGGGCCACTACAACCGTAAACCTGTGGTTATCTACTGCCTCATGGATAGCTAGCTGCTGCTCACGAGGCTTGTAAGCAATCTCGATTACTTCTGCCATGTAACAACGTGCTGCTGAGGCGCACCATCAAGGCCAGTAACCTCAGTTCTAGCTAGCTTAGGAATATGGTACTCAGAGAGCTTCTGGATAATGTCCAATGCCTTATGAGGATCCTTGTCAGCTACCTCATTTAACCATCTATCCATGTTAGGAGCATTGCGCTCTAGTAGATTAGCAATAGCCTCTCTTACGATAGTAGTGGACTTATTAGCAGAGCCTTTAGGTCTTCCCGGCCCGGCAGTACCATCCCCTACTTTCCAGTTACTTTGAGTTTCTTTAACTTCTGATGTTTCCATAATTGCACTACCTTTCAGGTGTCATGCCTTGGCTCAAAAAACCGTTTTGTTTTATTGTTAGGATTATAATAGCCCATAAATCCTCTACTCTTTGTAAGAGTATCTACAGATATAACAGCAGCATTTAATGCTTGATTAAGCGCAGGAGAGTTATTTGCGCTAACAAAACATTTTATTAAATCTGTATGCGCTTGTAGTAATTCAATCAATTTTTCTGACTGAAACTGCAATCGTCTTAATTCTTGTGCGGCAGCCAATGATGTAGAACTTGAAATATGTGTATCTAGTTCTTCAGCTAGTGATATTGCTATTGGTTTATTCATTTGCATTATCCTTTGGATGTCATGCTTAACGTTCTTCTTCTGATCCTAATAATCCTGCTCCTATTGGAGCACCAACAAACATTTCTTTTCCAAATCTTTGCATCAATCCAATACGTTCTTCTGATGTTGCATATTCGTAAACATCTTTAATACCACGGTTTTTAAGAATTTCACGTACAGAATTTGGCGAATTTTTAGGAATAATTGCTCCAGAAAATTCCTCAATACTAACTGCCCTTTGTGGTTTAATTTCAAAATATTCCGCTGGCATTTTCCTAAATGAATCAAAAAATACCTTCATATCTGATTTCAAAACATCTGGCACATTGCCATAAATTCTGTTTAACGCTGAAAAATTCTTAGTTTGAGCAACCTCTAACATTGCATCACTTGCGTCATACTTTGAATCAAGTTCTGAGAGTCTTTTCAAAAGATCGTTATAAGCTACATCAACCTTATCTTTAACTTCAGACATCTTTTCATTACTAACTAACAATCCTCTACTTGATTTTATTTCCGCAAGATTTTTAAATTTTGGACTTACTGCCGCCCTTAGTGTTCCTGCTCCATAATTCCAACCTTCTTCTGCTGCTCCACCTTTC